GTAGCCGTCTGTGCTAAAAAAACACCCTCATTGAGCGCACCCTTGCGTAGGTTGCAGCTCTTACATAACACACGCAGATTATCAAGACTATGGTCTCCACCTACCTTGCGTGGAATGATGTGATCGATGTGCATCTCACCTTCATCTGTGCCACACAATTGACACATCCTGCCATCACGCATGAACACACGCTGTCGCTGTTCGCGGTATCGTCTGCTGTTTAACTTATCCATTAGATATCATCATAACAGTTACCACATACCAACCAAGCATGAACTCTAACAAGCTCTGACTCTGGAGTATTAGACTCACATCTACTGCACTTAATAGTATCTTCTTCTAATGCCATCCCTTAGCCTTCCAATGATCTAAGGCTTTGCATGGTTCACCATACCTATGCCCTATATAATCTAATCCCCATTGTATCTGAGTATAACCATCTTGGTCTTTAAGCCATGTACTTCTACCTTGAGGTATTCCATAGTGTGATCCATTAGCAGCTTTAGGATTCCAAGCTGATTCTTTTCCATAGAGTATTGCTAAGCATTTATATTCTTTTAAGTTATAACCTAATGAATGTAATGCATATTCTTTATAGGTTACATATTGCATTGGTTTAGATCCACCTGCATCAGGCATTATGCATAGAGCTATCCCAATAGCTACTAGCACCCCGCGAGCTACGCCCCGAAGGGGCTCGCGGTGAGCCTTTGAGAGGCTCTGCGCCGTTAGCGTACCATCGATGTCAAGCATGTGTATAACCTCTGCGTGTCGTAAGCGTGAAGTGAACTATTGTGCAAAGTTATCCACAGGTTGTGGAATACTATTTAGAATGTGCAGCCCCATCTCTGGATTGACTGCATTGCGTAAAGCCTTCCGCTTATCTGGTAATGAATATTCTGAAAGGTCATAGTCATACTTAGCTTCTAATGTTTGAGTAACGCCATTCTTGATAATTCCATCAGAGCTAAACTCTTTAGCCTCAACATCGAAGTTAGTCCAATAAGGATGTCTACCTAGCATTAATGTAGGTTGGATTAAATAGTCGTAATAAGGCACTACATTCTCAACTACCCAGTAACCCTTAAAGTAGTGCTGCAATAGCAGGATTTCTTCGTAAAGAGTCATGTCTGGATATACAGGGATAGATCCATTGTTCATAGATAGATGCTTTCTTAGCCTCGAATGTGTCGGACATGGTGGGCTTGACCAGATGAAATCAAACTCTTGGAAATGATCTAACAGATACTCATGAGCATCACCTGCAATAGTGGTGTCCTTTGGGAACATACTCGAATAGACTGTGGCAATACGATCATCAAGCTCTACTGCCGTGATCTCATGCTCATCGCCCCATAACTTACGATTACCACCTATACCGGCATATAAATTTAAGATCCTCAATCTTTACCCCATCCTTTGCCCTTAAAGTGAATTGGTGCAGCTCCTATAACCTTGGTCATTGGCTCATTGCAGTAGTTACATAGCACTACTGGTCGATTGTGCCATCCATGATTGATCTCTTGATTAAGATTGCATCTGGTGCATTTGTAGTCATAGGCTGGCAAGTTAAGCACTTCCTTATCATGTATGACCCACATCCAGAACATCGGTCTATGTCTGCTTCAGTAGGTTCTTTGTCTAAGTGACCATATCTTAATATGAGTAGCGGTAAGAGATCCTCTAAACGGATGATCGCGGCATACTCACGCGCATCTTCAGCCTGTCCGTTGAGTCTAATCACTCCGAAGCCCAATTCCCCCGAAAGAGCTGTTCGAGCTTTTAATTGCTTTATGTACGCTAAAGGTTGGAAGCCACTTCTTGCTTTGACCTCAACATCAAACGGCACATTTACAATATCCTTACCGCTACCCCTTCCCACACATGCGCCAGTCCACCAAGTCGATAGGTACTCAGCTACTACGCGCTCTGTGCGGAAACCTCTGTGTTTCCTATGCTGGGTCATAGGTGATGTTTGTTCTCGCATCTTTCGCAGAACCAAACTACCAAACCATCATGAATGCGATCATACTCATTGACCTGTGTAAAAGAATCACAGTCTGAGCAGTTCATTACTCCACCATATCCGCTAAAACTATAAACATGGTGATCTATTGGAGAACGATAAATCTCTGAAAACTCAGCCATGTGCCATGTATCCCATCGCTACGCCACCAATAAATAAGAACAACACCAGGAAGATTAGCAGCTTCTCTTTGTCATCCATTGACTGCCTTGCACTTTCTGCATTGCCATGTGCCTGCTGTTAGCACACCATCCTTGATTACCGCTGGAATGATGATGTCATGAGCTTCTGTTGGCTCATTGCATAACTGGCAATTAATGACTGTGATCATAGGAATATCGTCTAGATCAGTCCACTCACCATCTTTGTCTATGTTATACACCTCGATGTACCCCATTACACTCTCGCCTTCTGTGGTTGGAATTTTCCATCCGATCCAAGGTTGTACCACTTGGTAGGGCATTTAGCTTCTCCTGTGCGATTTGCATAAGTACAGAAAAAGCCAGCCCATGCCTTGCCATTCTTCTGACCCTCACGCCATTGCATATGTCCATGTTCGCATGATTCTGCTTCTACTGCTTCACCTGTTCCCATGATTGCAGCTACATTCTCCATAGCCTTCTCTAAAGTTACGGGTGCATCTACTACGCCCCTATATTCATTAACAGGTGTAGTCCAGTAGTCCTGATCATCTGCCTTAACCTCTTGAACAGGTGGCTTAGTCTCGCGTGGCGTTACTACTTTTGTAGCAACGACCTTGCTCATCTCTTCTCGGCTTGGTCTCTTTCCTTTAGCAGCATAACCTGCATTTGCAAGCGCTCTGCCGATTGCCGAAGTTTCACAATTCTCCAGCGCTGAAGTTGCATTAACGCCTCGATCAGTAATCTTTTCCTCAGCGTATCCTGTTGCCCACGCAACGCTATCGGCAGAAGTTTTGTAAAGATACGCCTTGACAATGTAGCGATCTTTTTCGACAACTTCCAGCTCTGTTGATATACGAAAATCTGCATAGTCCTTAATAAACTTCTCAAGCCTCACCTCAACTGTCTCGTAATCGGCTAAATTAAACATAGAGTTCATCCTCTTCTGTGGCTAGTTGTCCTGCGAGTGCGCCATAGCTGCATAAATCGACCCAGTTATCGATGTGCTGGGCTGATTGATTAGTCCTTGCAAGTTTAACGAGCACCATGATCCCTGCCACTTGATAATCATGGATCGGTGTTTGTAAGTATGCTGAGAGGAGCATTGCGGTGTTTTGCAAGTTATCCGCAGGATGACCATACGATAGCCCACGATCACGGATTGTGTCCGTGGCTGATAAGAGGATCTCATTAGCGCGCATCTTGTGTCACTCGCTGATATGACTTTGCCACAATTAAACCTTCGCGCTTGCCTTCGTTAAAGCCTTTAGCCCAGCCTACTAAGTACCATAAAGCATTAGCTGCTAAAAGCAGCACTATCATTGGTGTCTCAAAGCTCATCTTATTTCCTATCCGTAGCAACGCCCTTGGTTGCTTACAGAATTAGTGTGACATAAGGCCACGACATTATGTGCTCAAACACATAACGAAATGATAACGATTATCTAGGTCTGCCGTAGGACTTTCCAGCAACTATGAATGTGCCGTCCTTCTCGATGTTGATTAGATCAACCTGAACCTTAGCCTTATTGACATAGATGATTGCGAAAGCCTGTTGCCAGTTGGCCGACCCTTTTGTGTAATGAGCTTGCTTAAAGTCCATGAGATTACCTACCTCGACACCATGTAGGACACGCCCTATACGACCCCCAGAGGCCTCTGAGAAGGCCGATCTGCCTGCCCTGTGTGTATGACCTGAGATGACATTCTTACCATGCCTACGGGCTGCTTCTAGGGCTGATAAGCCCCCCTGTGGCTTGATAGGGGTATGGTCTCCATGTACTGCAATCCAGTTAGGAGCAATAGGCATAGGGTTCTTGTGGAAGGTAATACCTAGTTCGTCAAACTTCATAAACTTCTCAAAGCGCAGCTCAGGCAATGCCCCGAATGCAGGCACTTTAGCCATGATGATGTTGTACAGGCGATCTGTGTGATTGGATCTTATGCAGTCTGTAACGCCTAAGTCCCAAAGAAGCTGCACGGCCTCATTACGATCATCATCTAAAGTCTGGGCATAAGAGCCCATGCGACCTTCTTCCCATTTACTTATCTGGGGTAGATCTATTTCATCACCAATCGTCACAACTTGGTCTGGCTTAAACTTAGAGATAAAACTAGCAAGGTTACGGGTAGCAACCCTGTCATGGTACGGAACCTGAAGATCCGATACAACAACAATTCGCTTAATCGTCATCCTCATCTTCATAATTGCCATACTTATCAGGCTCTACTCGATCTGGAAGAATCCAATGAGGGTACGCCTGTGGCTCTGTAATCATGAACATAGCAATATCTTCTTTAAAGCCTGCTCGCTTTAAGGATAAGAAGTATTCATAAAGCCCAATGCAGTAAGCATCGAGCTTTGAGTAGCCTTGATCCTCTAATGCCTTAGTTGCTTTTCTTGCCATGGCACTATGTTACCTGTCAAGTAATATGTTATAGATCTCATCTACTCGCGTGTTGAGTCTTTTGATCTCAGACAACAAATGAGTAATTACATAGCCTGACAAGCCACCGAGAGCTGCGATGGTGGCAAGGTAGAGCGTGAAGAAATCTGACTGGCTCACTTCTTGATGCCCATAGCAGGATCATTAGGCGATAGGAATCGCAATACAGGTGGAATGATAGAAGCAATGCCAGCTGCGATAAGTGCCTGAGGGTCTGTGACTCCTGCTGCATACATCGAGATTGCTGCTACTAGGAAGGCTCTAGCCCATGAACCTGCTGCGGTCTTTAGTTCATTCATTACTTGCTCCTAACATAGGTACTTGAAAAAAAGCCCCGTCATTATCAGCTTC